AACCTATCTGGAGAAGTTGCTTGTGCAGGTGGGGCGTGTGAAATCGTATAGTTATGACAGTAAATGCATCATCAGATTGGGTACAACAATTATATGTTCAGGAGATTAACAAAAAGTCTCCTGAACCTGATTTCTATAAAGATAAATTTGGTAATGTAGTAATGACCGAATCTTATCATTTAAAAAGAGGTAGATGTTGTGGTAATGGATGTTTACATTGTCCTTATGAACCACAACACCAAAGAGGTAATACAAATGTTGTAACAAAGTAAGGGTAAAAGCTTACAAACTTAGTAATAAAGTCAGCTTAAACGCTGACTTTTTTTATTTTTAAATATATTTATTAATAAAAATTAATAGTTATGAGAAATTTAAAAACTTTGAATGAAGAAATTAATAGAATGAAATCTCTTTTTAATTATAAAAAGGGTACTTCTAATGTTGATGATTTAATTATATATGAACAAGAAAACCCACCTGGTGGTGTTATAGTTGATGAAAACAAAGGTAAAGAATGTATTGATATATTACATACTGGTACATTTGCAGCAGAAAAGTCTGATTCTTCTAAACCATTTAAGGAATTTATTGCTAAAATGCAGAGTGAAATTAATAGTAATGAAAAATTAAAAAAACAAATAGAAGAAGGTGGTAAAGTTTTTATAACTGAATTAAAAATTATGGGTGGTGCTAGTAATCATTATAATAAAAAGGCAACTGCGGCAGATGTAGAAAATGACTACACAACACCATATTCTGGTGACATCGAAAAAGATTCAGGATACGAAGCCAATGTAGGATATGCAAAAAGTAGAGCAGAAAACCTATTAAATGCGATGGTTAGTAAGTTACCTGAAATGTCTATTAAATTAAAGGATGGTTTATTAGAAGACGCAAAAAATAATATAGTTACTAAAGTTATTAACACAGGTGGTAAAAATGATAGTGGTAGACCAAAAGCCACACATAAAAATCCAGGACAAATTGTTAAAATAGAAATGAAAATTTGTTCGGAAAAAACAGTGGAACCTGAAGTTTTAGAATGTTTTGAGTCTGCAACTATTAGAGTAGACTATGACTCTAATTCTAGAGATCAAACACATAACTGTAATTTTGCAGTTTATGAAATTTATGCTAATGGGGTTAAATTAGAAAGGGTGGATGGAAAAGAATATGCTAGTTTAAATAATTCCACAAGAGAGGATACAGATTACAAACCACAAGGTTATTTAAGTGGAAGAAATCAAAGTAAGGAACCAGCACCATATGTTTATAATGAATTTAAATTAACTATGGATGGAGTAAACAAATTATTTTTTAATCAAGAAAATATTTATAAATATGGTGGTGGTTTAGTTGTAAGTGCTAAATGTATGGATACTAATAACGGTGAAAAGTGGGGTGAGGACTCAGATTGTCATAAATGGGTAGGAGATATTAAATTAAGTACTACTGAAGGTGCTGAGGTAGTCAATGTAGGTAAAAGTGATTTACCTAATACAGGTTTACAGTTTTCCACACCAAACTCCTATGGGGGTGATCCAGTTCCAGTTGCGGGATTTGAAGCTTGTAAAAATTTAGCCACTAAGTAGTCAATAATTGTAATGAATTCTAATGAGCGATTTGTCCAGTTCAGATAATTCAGATATATAATTATAACGTTCATAAAATATACTTGTATTGTAATCGTATGAATCGGTTAAAAACCCAAAACACTGGGTAATTTCTTCATACATTACATGTTTGGTTCTCTTTTGTGGTTCGGTGTTTTCTAAATTTATAAACGCTTCCGATTGAAAAATATCGCCATCCCAACCAGGCACCCAATTTAAACCATTACAAAAATGATAAAAGTTTTTAATTGTTCTATTACCAGTGTAATCCATATACCCATCACCTGTACCAAAATAAACTAATATATCACACCCTTCTCTTTCTTTTACTAATCTAATTTCGATAGGGTCAATTAAATCATTCATCATTTTTATATATTCAGAAATATCATTCATTATACTATCCGTTATATCACCCGCAACAAATATATCAACATCGTGTAACCACTTTTTAGGATTAACTTTGTAAGATGGTTCCCCAAAAGATCCTCGATAATTGGTGATTTGATAATAGTAGTTTAAAACGGAATCTGGATATTCGTAGTTGGTTTTAATTCTTAAAGGTTCTAAAATAGAATCTGAATAAGTGATTTGACTATGACTACTTACAGATAATAATACTAATAATAATGTGATTAACTTTTTCATATTGTTTGATTTATAATGTAAAGATAGTAAAAATATTTTAAAACTCAAAATCTTTTGAGTATAAATATTTAATCATTTCATCATCTTTTTGGGTAAAATTACCTGCGTGTTTTATAATAGTAGAACTTTCGTCTTTATGATGATGGAATCCTAACATATGAAACATTTCGTGTTTTATGGTATGTTGAATTGAAGAATTACTGAATTGTGTATCTATATGTATATCACCTTCAATTATAGTATTTTTAAGTTTTAATGAACTTTTAACGTAAGTTGCGCCAACGTTGTCACTATGATCACAATAAGAAAACAAATTTTGGTACTCTTTATCACTTAAAAAATAGATAATAGTATTAGCATCTTCTTTTTTATCGACAACACTTATTTGTATGGTTTCCATTAAATTGTTGAAATGGGATATTGTTTTATTTATAGTGTTTTTACTAATAGAATCACAATCACCATAAATAAAAATTTTAACGTCAGATTCCCATCTCTCAGATTTTGTAATTTTTACTATGTTATCGTGAGTAAAATTTATTTGAGTTAAAACTATTGATGGAAATAAAAATAATATGATAATAATTATATTTTTCATAGTTGTTTTATATTTATATAACAAATATAACAGTTTTTTTTTAACTGGCAAAATTTTTTATGAAAAATTTATTAGAACAATTAAATAGAATGAAAGATTTAATGGTGTACGAAAAAGGTACGTCCATTGATGAAGTTAGTACTAGTAGAAGTAATAATCCTACACCTGAAACAAATCCCGACAATACAAAAGAAAAAGAAAGTAAAGGGAGTGAAGAAACTAAATCTTCTGAAAATAAACAAGAAACACAAAAACAATCTGATTGCATGTTAATAAAGGCGTCTGGTGAATTTGTTGTTAATGTTGATAAAAATAGTGGTGCGGTAAAAAACTTCATTAAAAATTTAGAAAATCTTATAAAAAATAATAGCGAATTTAATCAAGCAAAGGTTAAAGGAGGGTCGATGTATATTACAGAAATAACCCTACAAGGTTTTGCAAGTAATTACTATGGTGGTGCAGTAGAACCTGATTTTGATAATGACTGGTGTAAAAAATGGGAAAAAAGGGGAAAATTATATGATGGGTTATGTAGTGAATGGGAGATGAAACCTTTTTCAGGTAAAAAATTGTCTACATATAAAGGTAAAAAAACTACAAATAATGACTTAGCTAGTAGAAGGGCGGTTAATTTATATAATGCACTTAAAGAAGAACTTTCTACTAAGGCAGAAAAAGAAGGTATTAAGATAAGTCCTGATTTAAAACCTAAATATCTACAAGGAGGTACAATTTATACCGAAGATAAGGTTGATGAAAATTGGAAAACAAGAATAAGTCAAGGAAAAATTAACCCAGGACAAATAGTATTATGTACTGCAACAGTTTGTTATGAATTACCTAAAGAATGTACTGATCCTTGTATGGAAAAGGATGAAGAAGGTAATTGTAAATGTAAAGCGGGATTAAAAGAGGTAGATGGTAAGTGTGTATGTGAAAAAACTAATAAACCACCTAACGAAAATTGTGAATGTGAAGAAGAAAAAGGTTGTCCTGATAGATGTATGGAAAAGGATGATGAAGGTAATTGTAAATGTAAGGCGGGATTAAAAGAGATTGATGACCCAGAAAACGAAGGACAAAAAAAATGTGTTTGTGAGGATGGTTCAGAACCAGATGATGATTGTAAGTGTGAAAAGAAAAAAGAATGTCCAGATCCTTGTATGAAACGTAATGAGGAGGGTAATTGTGAGTGTCCTACAGATATGGAATATGACGAAGAAAAGAAAGAATGTGTTTGTAAAGATAAAAATAAAGTAAAAGTACCTGGTGGTTGTAAATGTGAGAAACCTAAAAACCCATTAAAGTGTAATGAATCATACGAGAAAAAAGGTGTTAGAGGTACAAAAGAAAATAATTATGTTGGTGCTTCATTAATAACTTCTTTCCCTGTTGGTGTAGGAAACGCAATAACAATAGATTTTGATTCTGTTGTGGTACCAGACGCATTTTATGTTAAATATGGGGACCAAGAGTATTGGAGTGGTTTTATGGGTTCTGTATATAATAATGAATATACAATGATAGCCCTATCAGTAGAAGAAAGAAAAAAGATATTTAATATACTACCACCTAATATTAGAAAAATGGTTGAAAAGGCAGTATCCGAAGGAGATAACGATTATAGTATAATGACAAGAGGTAAAAGAAATTTTGTGGGTGAATTAGTCTATTATAAACAAAATGAAGGTTTATTAAGTAGTATCAACAGTGCTATTAGTAATGTTAAGGGTAAAATGAAAGTGAACTCATTGTTTGATGGTGGTGATCAAAAAGCGGAAAGTATTACTAAAAAGATAATTGATGGAGGTATTTCATACAAAGATGGTTTAGATTCTTATGGGAATATTATGAAACGAAATGTTTCATTCACAATAGATAAAGAACAAGAAAATTATGAATTAGTTGTTTTAGTATTTTCACCTTTAGATAGGACAATATTTAAAATGAAAGTTGATTGTCAATAAATTTTCTTTATTTTTACCATTTCTTTTCAAAAAATTTATAGTACAATATTTATATACAAATGGCAAAGACTAGATATATAAATATTGACTTCCCTTTTAAAGATAGTGATAAAGGATTTTACTTAAACCTAAACCAAACGGATAGAGATGCGATTAGGGCAGATTTATTACATTTATTATTAACTAATAAAGGAGAAAGACTATATCTACCAGACTTTGGTAGTGATTTAAAGAAATATATATTTGAACCCAATGATAACATCACTCATGCAGAAATTAGAGATAATTTAAATGAGACTATTTCTAAATACATACCAAACCTAATAGTTAATAGTATAGAATTTAAAAATGATGAGATTGAGGAATTAATAATAGTAGAATTAACTTACACAGTTAGTGAAGGTACTTTTACTAGTACTGATACAGTAACATTAACTTTTTAAGATATGATGAAAAAAATTGATTATAACGCTAGAAATTTCTCTGATGTAAGAGCACAATTAATAGAGTTCATACAAAAGTATTATCCTGAAACTTTTTCAGACTTTAACGATGCCTCTGTAGGTATGATGTTATTAGAATTAAATGCTGCGGTAGGTGATATGTTATCATTCCATACCGATAGAATGTTTAATGAGACACAAATTAATTACGCACAAGAAAGGTCCTCTTTATTAGAATTGGCGAGAACTTTTGGTTTAAATATACCTGGTAAACGACCTAGTATCACTATAGTAGATTGGACTGTTGAGAATATACCTGTAAAGGGAGATACTTTTGATATAAGTTATGCACCTAAAATATTGAAGGGTTCACAAGCCACAGGTGCGGGTAAAGTATTTGAATTATTAGAGGATTGTGATTTTGCGTCTCCGTTTACAACTGGTGGTATACCCAATAGACTTATAATACCTAATATTGATGGTAGTGGTATAATACAAAATTATTCTTTAACTAAAAGAGAAATAATGTTAAACGGTATCACCAAAACATATAAAAAAGTTTTAAACAGAGGTGATTACAGACCATTTTTAGAACTTATTCTACCTGAAGATAACGTATTATCTATAGAAAATATTATTACTAAAGAAGGTACTAATTTTGTAAACCAACCTACAGAAGAGGAATATGCGAATTTTGATTTAAGTTGGTATGAAGTACCAGCCCTAGCACAAAACCAAATCTATATTGAGGACGAAAATGGTGTTTCAGATAGAGAGGGTGTAGTAGTTGGTAAATGGAAAAATGCACCACAAAGGTTTATTAAAGAATATACTGATAATGGTTTTTGTAAAATTATATTTGGTGCAGGTGATGCAGATGTGTCAGAATTAAATGACTTTGTTGGATGTAGAGGACAAATAGATAGGATTGGTAATACAATTAATAACCTTTCTTTAGGAGAAATTCCACAACCACAAAATACTTTATTTGTTAGATATAGAATAGGTGGTGGAGAAGATACTAATATTGGTCCTAATACAATAACTACTTTGGGTAATATAAATGTAATTGTGAATGGTGATTCCTCAGATATTAATACGACTATTAGAAATAGTATAAGTGTTAATAACCCAATACCAGCGTTAGGTGGAAAAGAACAACCAACAGTTAATGAGATAAGAAATTTAGTTAGATATAATTTTTCATCACAAAATAGATGTGTTACAATAAAAGATTACCAAAGTAGAATACCTTTAATGCCTGGTCAGTTTGGTGTTCCATTTAGAACAGGTGTTTGGGAAGAAAGAAACAAAGTTAATGTTTCTATATTAGCATTAGACGAAAACGCTAAATTAACAACACAATCAACATCAGCACTTAAACAAAACATTGCAGAATATTTGGCAGATTATAGAATGTTAAATGACTACGTTACTATAAAAAATGGTAGGGTATATAATTTAGGTTTTGAGATTGATATATTTGCAGATAAGGCAGTCCCTAAAGGAGATGTAATTAGTGGTGTTATATCTAGTGTAAAAGATTATTTCGATATCAATAAATGGGATATGGGTGATAATATCTATATATCTCAGTTGGTAGAAAATATTAATAATGTGGGTGGTGTACTAAATGTAACAGATTTAAGAGTATTTAACAAAGTTAATGAAAATGGTAAATATTCATTAAATGAAGTCGCTCAACCATATATTGATGACGAAACAAGACAAATAGATCTGTTAGGTAGATATACATTATTCGGAGAACCAAACGGAATGTTTGAGATTAAATACCCAAATAAAGATATTAAAGTAACAATTTCTACTTCATAATAATTACTTTTTAAAAAAATGAGTTAGTTTTATAATAAAAATTAAAGTTATGGGATGTAAAACATGTAATCAAAAAAAAGAGAAAGAAAGAGTAATTAATGACGACAAAGACACATTAGATGTCAACTTATTACCTAAAAGTGTACAACAAGGTGGTTTTGAAAATGGAAGTATTGCATTTAAAATAATTGCGTTTCTTGTAATTGTTATTGCGATACCACTAATAATAGTTGTTTTAGTAGGACAAATATTTCTCCATTTTTTCTTACCTAAATCCCTACCTAAAGTAACAAGTAAGTTTAGAAACTTTTTTATTGGGTTACTTAATAGGTATGGAAAGTATAGACACGATAAAGAAGTAAGAAAAAGAAAAAGACAGTTTGAGAAAAACGCTGGATATGAAGAAGATAGTAAGTTAGTTAATGTAGTTGACTATGAAGAAACTTCTGAGTTTGATGATGTGGAAGTACACGACAATAATAATGATGTGAAAAAGTGATTTTTAGATGTCTAAATCATATAGAATTAGGACAACACCTGGTGAGGGTAATGGATTTTTAAAGGTTAATGTTGATCTTAATCAGAACTATGATTTTTTAGAAATTCTAAGTTTAAAGATATCTCAAAAAGACGATTATCAGAACTTCTGTGCAGATTATGGTGTTGTTGCGGGTAGAGTAATAGTTAATGGTGGATTCGGAGTACCGAATGTTAAAGTATCTATATTTGTACCTGTAGATGATAAAGATTTAGAGGATCCTGTCAAATCTGCGATATATAATTATCAAGAACCATTTCCTGATCAAAAAAATAAAAATGGTGTTAGGTATAATCTTTTACCTAAACAACAACAAACTTTAGATCATACACCTGTGGGTACATTCCCTAAAAAAAGGGAGATATTAGATGATACTACAACATTAGAAATTTATGAAAAATATTATAAATACACCACAACCACAAACGAGGCGGGTGATTATATTATTTTTGGGGTACCTGTAGGACAACATTTCTTACATTATGATATGGATGTAAGTGATATAGGTTTTATATCCGAAAGACCTTTTAGTTTAATAAACAATGGTTATAGTGATGATTTATTCTCTAGTAGATTTAAATTTAAATCATCCAACAACTTAGATAGTTTACCACAGATATTTTCTGAAAACATCCCAGTTACAGTTGAACCATATTGGTGTGATAGTCTAAGTGTTGGTAGTGCGTTAGGTATTAATAGGGTAGATATAGAACCAAATATAGAAATTATACCCACTTCTGTTTTTATGGGTAGTGTGTTTACAGATGACGAAAAAGATTCATTAAACAAAAATTGTAAACCATCTAGAGAGATGGGTAAAATGAACGAAGTTGTAACGGGTCCTGGTAAAATAGAAGCGTTAAGAAGAACTGTAGATGGTGCAATAGAAAAATTTAACTTTAAAGAAGATAGTATAGACGAAAATGGGAACTGGTCAGTATTAGTACCAATGAACCTAAGAAAAGTAGTTACAGATGAATTTGGTAATTTAATACCTTCACCTGATGGAATAAAAGGTATTGCAACTGAAGCGGATTTTAGGTTTAGAATATCTATGGATGCAACGTCTAATGATAAAAGACTTAGACAAAGAGCGAAATTCTTAGTCCCTAATACTAATAATAACTTTGTATTCGATGAGTTTTCACCAAAAGACTTAGAAAATAGTCAATTGTTTACTATAAACGAACAATTATCCACTATTACTGATGGAACAGTTTATGAGGACGACTTAAGAAATCAATATAACTATTTAGAGGAGTTTTACCCTTTTAGATGGAAAAAGGTTTATACGGTTAAACAATATATTGGTAGAATGCAAAAAGCCCGAAGTGATGAGGCAAGAGGATTTATTGGTATTAAAGACATAGTTAACGCAGAAGGGGTTAATAAATTCCCTTCTAATAGATTTGACACAAACATTAATCCAATATACACTATTTTATGTATTTTACTATCAGTTTTTGGTCATATCGTTGGTATAATTAATGGTATTTTAAATATTATAAATGGGTTGGTTACACAGATATGTCAATTTAAGATACCTGTTGGATTAAGGATAGCTTTATACTATTGTTTTAGAATTGCTGGGTGTGGAACTTGTAGTCAAGATTATAAAGATTCGTGTTGTTCGACATATGCATCATTCGCAAATGACTGTAATAACTCAGACATAGGATCTTCAGCCGCAGGATGTACTGGTTCGCCACCTTGTAATCCAGGATGTGGTACAGGGTGTGGTAGATGTAAGTGTAACACTTCAGGTTCTAAAAGGGCAGAATTTTCGTTGAGATTATATATTAGATGGAAATGTTTATTTTCTGATTTATTGTGTAAAAGATGTAAACCACTATGTCCCGAAAATGGTCAAACTCATAGTTGTTGTCTTAATTGTTGCGGAAATCTCAACGCAGAAAATAATTGTACCTCATGTCCATCACCAAGTAGGAACTATGGGTGTCCCTCTAATGATAGAATAGAAAAACAAATAACAGAGGGTATTCCTATATGTCCACAATGTTGTGGAGATTGTTGTGTTAAAATACCATTAATACCATTGAGGTGTGCGGAAGAAGATTTAACTAGAGTTGTAACTTTAATACCCACACCCTTCGCACCTGCATTGTGTAATCAAGTCTATGTAGTACCATTTTCTTGTGTCAACTGTGGTGGGTTACAAACACCAGTTATAAAAGATTGGGTTTCTTGTGTATTAGAACCAGTGGCGACTTTCTTAAGGATGTTAAAGTTTGATTTCTACAATGATTGGGTGGGTGGTACATTATATTTCCCACTAATAAAAAGAAAATATAAATTAAAGAAAAATAAAAGAAAATTTGGTCAAATTAAAAAGGATAAATTTTGTGATTTCGAATGTAGAATAAGACAAAATGGTAACCTAACAAATAATTTTCAAGGTAACCCAACATATAAACAATGGAGAATTAAAATACCAAATTTATTATTTACTAACCCAACAATAACAATTGGTGGTTGTACTGCAAAGATAAAAGGTAAACGTGTTACTGAGTGGTATGGTACACCAGAAAATGATGATGAAACTGATAACTTAAATTTAGCGGTACAAGAAATAACCTTCAATGGGAAAACAAGTTCTCAAGATGGTTGTGTGATAAAGTTTAATGAATTTTCTGAATTAGAAAGTGTTTTTAATGGGATTAACTCAAATATAGATTTGGTTAAAGATAGAGATGTTCCTACAGAACATGGAAAACCCGAATATGTGGAAAGTGAAGACCCAACAACGGGATTATCTACTTGGGAAAATGTAGGTGGGCATGGACATCACAGAAATATTTGTGATGACACTAGAATGATAGAGAGAAAAGAATTCTTTAAGGAAGAATTA